GCTCCAATGGCGCTGTCGGTCGCGGTCTAATTTTATTTATAAGCCAGACGATGATGCGTAGATAACGCGCGAATCTGCTCGCCTGTATTTTCGCGACAATCGCGTCGCAAAATCTCACCCATAGGCTGCGCGTGCGCTGCGCAACCGCCTCAACCCGATGCTTAATTGCGTCGAACTTCCATCCATGATCGACGGCATACTCATAGTCTTCGACCGGGTGGACCGCGTTGTGGATGAGGCGCAAGTCGGCAATGACGCGCTCGCAATTGTCCATGTTCATCACGATGTGGGACTGATCTTCATCGTCGACGTCGTTGCGGATCGGCAAGTAATGTTTCATGACGCGTTTGCGGCGGAGGATCTCGTAGTAATGGCGGGCCATCTTTCTGTCGCCGAAAGTGTGGGCAACGTCGAGCATGGTGGATATTTTGGCCATTGCCTCCCCAATCGGCACTTCTGGCATGTACAGGGTGGCATTTGCTCGAATGGTCTTGACACGGTCTTCCTCGGATATGATGACGCTCAGTCGATCGCGCACCGCTGCTGAGTACTCGACGACGCCATGGTACAGTGACACTTCCGAATCGTCTCGCGGAAGAGTTGGGTGTTCGGCGCGGTAAAGGTCGGCTTGGGCGCGCGTCACGTTCGTGTGCACCGAAAAATTGCGGCTGGCGATTTTGGCGCATAGGCGGAAAATATCAGGGCGCATTGAGAAATCTTGGATGATGTAACCGACGAAGTCGCCGACTTCCGCTTCATGAATTTTCAGACTCGCTCCCAGCGCGGATTTCAAAAGTCTCATTCCTTCGGGGTCGAATTGCGCCGTGCGCCAGTCTCCTTCGTCGTCGAACTTCATGACGAGCCCTATCATGTTCATCGAATGATTGGTGTTGCCCCAGAGAGTATCCATACCGCCGCTGTGGCGGCTGAAGTGTAGGGTCATTGACAAGATTTTACCCAAGCTGTTGATGCGATTGTTCTCCATGAAGTTGAAGAAATAAGAGACCAAACGTAACGGCATGCCGTATGCGTGCATCGTCATGGCCTCGCAGGCGATGGCGATCGAGGCCTGGGAACTGTCGAATTTCTCGGCATCCCAAGATATGGCGCGCATTTGGCCATTGATGTCCATGTAGATGATGCACACGTCATCACCTTTGACCAAGACGCATTTGTGGTACTTGCCCATGACGGCGTTTATTTTGCCGACCATCGCAGTCTCGGACAGCTGTGTTGCGTAGACCACCCAAGGTTTGAGTTCCTTCAACATTCGAGCTTCAATGGCGTTTATCCAAGCGGCAAAAACCCAGCAGAGGGGTTTGCTCCAACCCAACACTCCTTGTCCGGCCTTTCCCTCCATGGCTGCTCCGTAGGTTTCTTTCTGGACCTCTTCGTACATGGTATGAAAATTCTCCTTGGTAGGCTCCCATTTGGATTTCAATTGAGTTTTCATAAACGCCTGCAAGTATTGGATGTTCAGCAGGTCGCTGTCCAGGTAGCGGTCCGTCCGGCCGCGTTGAATCACTTTGCGGAGAAAGCGGTCAAAACCGTTTGAGAGCTCTTCGAGAGATAGTGGTTTGATGGAATTGGTGAAGAGCTTGGCTCGTGTTTTACGGGTTAGGAGACGGGCAATCTTCATGGCGTACGCCCGGTCGCAGAGTATGCGGGCGCCTCCGTTGCGAGAGACGAAGGTTTCAATCATGGCCATGGCATTAGCCCCGCTCTGGTCCGCTAGGTAGGTGTAATCGCCGAAACTGCATACGGTGACCGTGGTATCGACGTTGTTGATTAGGTAGGGTCTGACTCGGACCTGTTCTGCCGAGGCCGGGACACGCGTTTTGAAGCGGCTGCGGATGTAATGGGTGGACGGATGGGCCGCGTACCAATAGGAGTCGAAAACGTCGCAAATGTCCATGATTGATAGATTGACATTTCAAACTGCCTGCGAAGCAGTAAACGG